AAGTCTTTCAGCAACAGCCTACCTACACAGTGTCTCCCACAAGTGGCTATGTCGTCTCCGTTCTTCTGATAAGGATGCCGATTCACAATCACCTTACGTCCCTTTAACAACCGAGTTAGCAGAGGCTCATCAGCACCCAACTCCTCTCGTCTCCGCATTCCACCCGCCCACCGCAATTGACTATCTACGGGTTTTCCGTAAGGGTCAAAGAACTCGATAGAACCATCGTCCCTCTTAATCATACAGACCCAATGCCCCGTCGTCTCACTATCAGTAGGATACAGCATCATCGCCCGCCCATACCTATCAAACACATCATCTATGCTCCTCACCTTCTCCAAATCCCGATAGATAAAAATGCTCGTATCTGGTTCCAAGATTGCGTTTATGTCAGCATCACTGAGCGGATAGTCCAGTATATCCGACAGAGGCACCCTAATCCCTTTATGATAGGGGTCTGAGGGGGGCGTTGCCCCCTTTCCTCGTAGTCTCTTACCTTTATAGTTGCGAAACATCAAGTGAACCAAGGTTCCCCTCTGACCCCTCCTTTTGTTTTTCTCTACTACTACTATAGCCCGATTAAAAATGGTTGATAATACTCGCCGAGGCCTCTTCTATCTCCACTACAACCTCCCACGAGATGAGACCTATAGCCTAGCAGAGATTGCCGACATAACTGGTGTTCCCAAGCAAGCCCTCCAAGAGGTTTATAACCGAGGGGTAGGGGCGTGGAAATCCAACATCGCCTCCGTAAGAGTCAAAGGCACCTTCAAGAAAGACCCAACCGCACCACGCTCAGAGAAGCTGGGACGAGAGCAGTGGGCGATGGCGAGAGTGTATAGCTTCTTGATGGGAGGCAAGACCCAATATACGACGGACGCAGACATCGTCAGAAAATATAACCTCAAGATAATACCATATGAGTTAGACAAATGGCATTTAATAAACTAGCACTAGAGAGTGTGAAGGACGCTCTCGGCATTGTAGATTACACTGCCTTCAACACATTAGAAGGTGATGTGGTGACCCTTCAAGGGGATGTAGGCACCCTCCAAACCACCGTAGCCACCAACTCGGCAGATATCGTCGCTCTCCAACCAAAGTGTGGTTCATTCTACAAGTCAGCCAATCAAGCCGCCTCTAATGGAGCAACTGATATAACCTTTGATAGTGCTGATAGTTGGACGGATGGTGGATATATAACCTCATCTGGAGGAGCCAACCTCGTTTGTGCTACAGCGGGGGTATATAGACTTGACGCATTTCTTACTTGTGACCCCAACGGACAGACTTGGGGTGTTGATTTTCTTAAACTCATAGCGATTGATGTCACGAGAAGTCCCGATATTGAACGAGGTGTAGTCGCATCAAACACAACTGTCGCATCTCCCGGTTTTTGGTCGGTTCAAGCAAGTGGTCTTGTTAGTCTAGAGGTAGGCGATGTGATTAATGTTCGCACTCAAGTCGCACTAACATCAGCGGGTCAATATCTCATTCTCGGTGCCGTTGCTGGAACGCTTGATAAGAACACCGAGTTCCAGTTCCAATACATCAAGCCCTAACATTATCTCCCACGATAGTATAGAATGGCGTTCAACAAGCTCGCTATTGCCTCGGTTCAAGAGGCTCTCAATATTGCTGGGGCAGCCGATTTGACTGCCTTGGAAGCAGATGTGCTCTCTATAGACCTCGCTCTAACTGGAACCCAATCCGATGTTGCCGTGCTTCAAGGCTCTACTGCGACCCTTCAAGGGGATGTTTCCACTCTACAAACTTCTGTTGGTAATTTACAGACGGATGTTACTAATCTTCAAGGTGATGTGGGAACACTTCAAGGAGACGTTACTACACTACAAGGGGATGTAAGCACTATCCAAACACAACTCTCCAACCCAGTTATTATTGGGACTGGTGCTGGTGCTGGCGCTGTTCCTCCAGTCGTTGGTTGTGTGGCTGTCGGTAATATGGCTGGAAATGACTCCCAACAATCCAATGCCATCTCAATCGGGACGAATGCTGGACTGGTTCAGCAAGGGTCAAGTGCCATCGCTATAGGGGAGAACTGTGGAGCCACACAACAAGGACAGTATGCCATAGCCATTGGAGCTGGAAGTGGCGGTGCTTTACAAGGACAAGAGGCTATAGCCATCGGATACACCGCCGGAGTTCTAGGACAACAATCCGGTGCGATAGCAATCGGAGGAACATCAGCGAATGGACTTCAACAAGCCTATGCCGTGGCTCTGGGATACGGTTCTGGGACTGCCTCATCTTCGGGTCAAGGCGCTTCATCAGTTGCTATCGGTCATCTCGCCGGTGGAACAGATGGTATGAACGACCAACCAGCGAATAGTATCGCCTTGAATGCGACGGGTCTGGCTCTCCTACCAACTGGAGCAAGTCAAACCCATATTGCTCCCGTGAGAGAGAATAATATCGTTCCTTCCTATGTTCTCCAATATGACCCAGCAACAAGTGAGGTATATCGCTCAAATGTTCTCGTCCCAGCGTATGGTTCTTTCAGTCTCAACACCAGCATCACAGTAGGTGGTCTGAATGTTCCTACTCCAATCACCTACGACACTACAGAGATTGCCTCGGGCATATCCTTTGACCCACTTAGTCCAAGTCATATCACAGTCGCACAGACCGGCATCTATAAGCTTTCCTATTCTATCCAGTTTGACAAGTCCGGTGGAGGCACCAGTCAAGTTGATATATGGATAGCAGTAGATGGAACAGAGGTGCCGAGGTCTGCCTCACAAGGAAGTGTGAATGGGCCGAATGGAGAGGTATTTATGATGTGTGAGTATATCCTTTCTCTCACCAGTTCTAACTTCGTTGAGGTCTATTTTACCTCCAATAACGACGCCACTATGGCAGCCACAGCATTCCCAGCAGTCCCGCTGGTGCGTCCATCTGTTCCGGCGTGTATCACCAACCTCTATCGCATCGCATAAGGGAACCTTTAAATCCGTTTATAGATTGTCTTCAGTCATAGTATAGATAGACTATGTCTGAAGAGATAAGTCCCGACATTGTATATAATGAGCGTTTGGAGCATTACTTCTCCGCCACAGCAGAGAAGGCTCAGTGTCTTGCGTGGATACACAAGCGAGCAGAGGAAATCTATTCCTTCCGTCGTATCTTCATAGACCTCCCAGTCATCGTTCTCTCCTCGGTGGTAGGCTTCTTCTCCATCGGTTCCCAGTCCCTCTTCAAAGGGGACGAAGGCACTGCTTCCCTCGTCCTTGGACTCGTCTCACTCTTCGTAAGCATCCTCAACACGACTGGTTCTTACTTCCAGTGGGCTAAGAGAGCCGAGGGTCATCGCATCTCCTCCATCAACTGGGCGCATCTCTATCGCTTTCTCTCCGTTCAACTCTCCCTACCCCGACTTCAGCGGATGTCAGCCTCTGACCTTCTCAAGCACACCAAGGACGCCTATGACCGCCTCGTAGAAATCAGCCCACCCCTACCACCCTTGGCTATCCGGTTGTTTCAGAGCAAGTTTGTTGATGTTGAAAAGTATTCCGACATCAGCAAGCCCGAGGAGACCAATGGATTAGAGGCTGTCAGAATCTATGTGGATGGACTGTCTCGTAAATCATCCCTCTCCATCCGCACCCCAATCGCAACAAGAGAGCCACTCACAGACCTCACCCCCACGATAGAGATGGTGGATATGAAGGAGGGAGGGGTCTAGTCCGTATGAAGTATCTTCGCACTATGTGCCGATATGAGATGTTGGGGATAGTTCTTCGCCACGCATACCCACCGTCCCAGCTTCTTTAGTGCCTTTACATCATCCTTCTCCATACCAATGTGCGTCTTCAGCAGATACCCTAATGCGTGTGCTGAAGTCGCTTGCGGGTACACCACAAAGTGGGTACTCTCGTTCAATATCAATCGCGTCTTCTTATAATTCGTGATATAGTGTGTCAAGACAAGCATTGTTGTCTTGGTATGACGACCTTGAATTGCCAAGTCATCAATCAGTTGTTGCACTGCCTTCCCCTCCGCACCTTGGAAGGTGTCAAAGTCATCAAAGATTACCATACAGTCCTCGAACTCCTCCAGCTTGGGATAGTCCTCCACGAGGGTGCTAACATTGATGCGCTTCGGCTTACCGATCTTCATACTATCAAGCGTGCTATCCTCATCCAACTTCGAGATGAGATATACCTCACGCGCTGGGAACAACTTCTTATAGCTCTCCGCCAACTGCCTAGCAATATAGCTCTTACCGCTACCGCTCGCACCAGCGATATACCACACCTCACGCTTTTCGGGGTCGGGATTCACTATCAAGTTAAACATACTATCATCCGGCAATACCATACTCTTATCATTCTCCTCATCCTTCTTAATTCTCTCCAACAGTTCCGCCTCACCACTCTTCAGCACCACATTCTTACCTTTCATCGCCTCTCCCAAGCGATTAAAGGTAGCAACTCGTTCCGCCGGTCGCATCTTCAATTCCTTTTCATATTTCAGTGCTGGAATCTCCCGTTTCGGTTTCCGCTTGGATGGCATATCATCTTCATAGAGGTACAGTATCTCCCCATCAAAATCCCCACCACGAACCAGTGCCACAGCACGACCTCCCTTCTTATCCTCAAACGAGAACGACGGCATTCAACTATACTACTAGAAAGAGAAGAGATTATGAGTTCTTTACACGCAACTGGCATTACACGACAAGAGGGGGGGGTATGCCTCTCAAAAACTGATGCTGTCTGCCGCCTCAAACACCGCGTCCGACTTCTTATCACTCGAGAGACTGTAATCAGCCACTCGCTTCTCAAAGAAGTTGGTCTTACCCTCAATACTAATCATCTCCATAAAGTCAAATGGATTCGCCGCATTGAAAATCTTGTCATATCCAAGTTGAACTGCTAGACGGTCAGCAACAAACTCAATATACTGTGACATGAGCGCCGAGTTCATTCCAATGAGGCGACAAGGGAGAGCATCACAGATGAATTCCTTCTCAATCTCCACCGCCTCCTTGATAATCTCATACACTCGTGACTTTTGAGTATGGCGCAGTAGTTTCTTGTAGAGCAACACAGCGAATTCTGTATGCATTCCTTCATCACGGGAAATCAACTCATTGCTGAAAGTCAGACCCGGCATCAGACCACGCTTCTTTAGCCAGTAAATAGAACAGAACGCACCACTGAAGAAGATACCCTCCACACACGCAAAAGCAATGAGACGAGTGGCGAAGGTACTCCGCTTATCGTGGATCCACTTAATCGCCCAATCGGCCTTCTTCTTGATACACGCGTAGTTGTCAATC